ACAAGACAATTATTCAATCTAACTTTGCGAATATTCGTGCAATCACTGTGTGGGGCGGAGAGGATAATGATCCACCTGATTACGGTAAGGTATACGTTACCATTGCTCCCAAGGATTCTGAGGCCCTCACCTTCTCGGATAAAGAATACATTAAAGCGACATATCTAAAACCTAAGAATGTAGTATCTATCACCCCAGAGATACTTGATCCTACATACACATATATTCATTTAGAAGTATTCTTTAAATATAATCCTAATACTACTAATGATAATGTGGACTCCCTGGAAGAAAAGGTTCGTGAAACATTAAGGACATATCAGGAGAATGAATTAAAGCGTTTTGATGGTGTATTCAGGTATTCCGTGGTTCTTCATGCCATTGATGCCACAGATTTTAGTATCATTAATTCTATGGTCCGACTATACATGAAGAAGCGTTTTGTGCCTACACTGGGTGCCGAGACAAAATATGAATTAAAATTTTCTTCCCCTATCATTAAGACATCTATTCCTTCATCTATTATATCCAGTACAGAGTTTATATATCTTACCAAGACATGTACTCTTCAGGATACCTTGAATACCCTGGATGGTCGTAGAACAATTCAGATCATTGATACTAATAATATTGTATTGCATAATAATATTGGATACATCCAAGAGTCTGAGGGCAAGGTTATTCTGGATGGATTTAATCCGGCGAGTATAGTGGACTCTACGGTCGATTATTTAGAGGTCACTGTGCAACCTAACTCGAATGACATGGCACCTAATCGTAATGAACTCTTGACTATCATGGTAGATGATGCTGTGATCAAGGGAGAAATTGATACCATGATTACTGGCGGAACCAGTGCTGGTATTAATTATACTACTACCTCTGTGACTAAGTAATGAGATTTAATATTCAATCTGAAGTATCCTCTGTTATTCCAGAGCATGTGGGAGTCGATTCTCCTGATATCCTGGTATTCATGGAGAAGTATCTGGAGTTCATGGAGACAGAAAATAAATCTTTATTCTATCTCAATACACTGGAAATGGATCGTGATATTGATTTAACGCCCACTGAGTTTCTGTCCCGATTACAGAATGAGATAGGGCAACCTATTCCTCGTTCATTCGCTGCTTCTCCTAGATTATTGTATAAGCATTTAGTGGAGATATACCGGAGCCGTGGGACCATAGATTCTATTAAAGCATTCTTTAGATTCTTTTATGATGATGAAGTAGAAATATATTTTCCCAAGGATGACATGTTTATTCCATCTGATGGTAAATGGTTTTCTCAGAGGGAAGCCGTGATCGCTGGGCCTTCTAATTATACTCCTTCATTTACATATACTATCTCTGGTTCCTCTTATGGAAAAGTGATATCTGGGGCAGATGATAATGGAGTCATTCTGGGTGGATATGATGATCCCCTGGTATACTTAAATGGTTCCAGAGTAACTAATCATACTACCTCTGTAAAATCTGGTTCCACTGAATTAGAATACTATATTACCATGGCCCTGGATCTTGTGAATAATGATGTCATAGAGATATATGATACCGGATCATTTACTGTTAATGATGGGTTTGTTTCTGATGATAAGAAGTTACAGGATTCCTATTACTATCAAAAGTTTTCTTATGTTCTACGGACAGGTAGTAATGCAGACCTCTGGAATAATGCATTCAATAGATTAGTACATCCGGCAGGTTTCATTTTCTTTGGTGAGATATTACTGACCATATACTTGAACTCTATTCTCTCGATGCAACAGCCCGGAAGGCAAACAGGTGGTCTTCCCATACCTATTGTTATTCCTGTTACGATGGCAGGGGCACCTGACTTCAGTAACCAGTATCATAATAATATACTCTCTACATATATACTAAAGGAATTCAAGTTCCAGCATCATCATCTTGTATTTGGGATGAGGGAATACTTCGATAGATTTAAATTTAAATTAACTTCCCCTATTCATAATTGGTCTTCTACTACATTCACAGATATAGAAGGTAAGATTGTGGATGGGAATATAGAACCAGAAATAACAATCACTACTCCATAGTGATATAATCATATAAATAAAACATACTCCACAGGGAATAACAGATATGACAGCTATCATTACAAGCCAATTCAGATTAGATATGGCAAAAAAACTAATTGCCGATATTACTTCGGCATCCTATTATCTATTCATAGGAAGGTCTGAGGCATGGTCTGATGATGCTGCTCCTGATGCTCCTTATGATAATCAATACTCTACTCTATTTGATGCATATCAAAGGATGCAGAGTCTAAAGTTAGTTGCAGATGCAGATGTTACATTCGCATCTCCAAGGAACCAATGGATCTCTGGGACCACATATGACGAGTATGATGATCGTGATACTACCCTAGAGTCCAAGAAATATTATGTCATCTCTGATAATAATAATGTATACCTTTGCCTGAGATCAGGAGGAACGTCTTCAAAGAATCCTGATACCACAGGTATTTCTACTTCTGGTGTAATTGATTTTACGGCAGATGATGGATACATATGGAAATATTTGTTCACTCTCACCACAGATAGTGCGACTAAGTTTCTGACCTCGGCATTTGTTCCTGTGACATATCTTTCCTCGGACCCTGGTTCCAGTGCAGATACAGCACTCCAGAATCAATGGGACGTTCAGTCTAATGCCGTGGCAGGTGCCATACACAATGTAAAGATTGTGGCCGGTGGTTCTGGGTACACGGCGACTCCTACTATTACCGTGAATGGTAATGGCACAGGATTTGCAGGAACAGTTACCACGGCATCTGGTGTTGTCACTGGTATCAATATTACGAATTATGGTTCTGCATATTCTGAGGCAGATGTTACTATCACTGGTGGTAATGGAACAGGTGCCACGGGACGAGTTGTCCTGGGACCCATTGGCGGATATGGTGCCGATCCTCGTGTAGACCTTCGTTCTCATTATGTCGCCCTGAACAGTAGATTAGTATATGGTGATGGTTCCGGTGACTTTATTGTGAATAATGATTTTCGTCAAATAGGAATTATAAAGGACCCATATAATTATGGAACAACCACGGTATCAACTTCCGATACAATGTCAGCAACTAAATCTCTGACCGTTGCAACAGGTGGTTCATTTGCCCTTGACAGTATTGTAGAGGGAACCAGTACAGGTGCCAAGGGAGTAGTAGATTATTATGACTCTACTAATGGTATCATAAGATTTCATCAAACAGATGTAACAGGATTTAAATCTTTTAGTACATCTGATTTTGCTAGATTGGATGGTGCCTCTGGATCTGGTCAGGATGTAACGGCTGTAAATAATACAGAGGTCGCAAGATATTCTGGTGATGTTATATTTTTAGAAAACAGGACACCAGTTACTCGTGCAGCAGACCAAATTGAAACAATCAAGATTGTTTTAGAATTATAAAGGAAATATAAACAATGTCAGTTAAGTTTAATATAAAACCATACTTTGACGATTTCGAAACCGCAACGTCAGTTGATGATCTTTCTCCCAAGGAGAAGTATCATAAGATATTATTTCGTCCGTCACATGCAGTACAGGCTCGGGAACTAACACAGATACAGTCAGTTCTTCAGAATCAGGTAACCCAGGTAGGTAACCATCTTTTCAAAGAAGGTGCCATGGTCATCCCTGGTCATGTATCTGCCTCTACTACTGTAGATTATATTAAACTTCAATCCTCTAGTGCCGCTGATTTATCGTCACTCATAGGATTAACTATTGCTGCATATAATACTGGCACATCTAATCTGACCACTAATCTAAAGGCGCTGGTTGTTGCAGTTGCACCTGCCTCGGGTTCTGATCCAGATACCATTTATCTTCAGTATGAAAATTCAGGTGATGGGCAAGAGAAGGTATTTGCTGCCTCTGAACATCTCAAGGATATCGGGGCATCTGGTTATTCCATGCAAGTCGCAACAGGAACTCCAGCTGGATTTGGTAGCGTGGCATTCCTTGAATCGGGCATCTACTTCATCAAGGGTAACTTCGTAGTAGTTCAAAAAGAACAGTTGATCATTGAGAAATATGGTTCTACTCCTACATATGATGTTGGTCTAAAGATTACAGAATCTATTATCACTTCGGCAGAGGATACTTCTCTTAATGATAATGCCAATGGAACATCCAATTACGCTGCACCGGGTGCCCATAGGTATCAGATAAAAACTTCCCTGGTCGCACAGGCCATTGGCACAGATATTGCTGGGACAGATGATGACTTCGTTCTTCTTATTCAGATTGATGGTGGAACTATTATCAGTCATGTTCGAAGCACAGATTACTCGGTCATCGAGAAGACACTTGCCCGTAGAACATTCGACGAATCAGGAAACTATACGGTTCGTCATTTTGGAATTGATTTAAAAGAAGATACAGATATCAATAGTCCTGGTGATGCGACTAAGTTATCAGTGGGTCTTGATCCCAGTAAAGCATATGTTCAGGGATACGAAATTGAAACTCTATCTACTATCAGAGTTCCCCTTGATAAGGCAAGGGAAGCATCTCTGTTCGAGGCAGCAGCTCTTCCAGTTCTGATTGGTAATTATATTGATGTCACGGCAATGGAAGGTATGCCTGATCTCTCTACATTCGAAACAACAGAATTATATGATGGATTAAATAAAACTGGATCTATAATTGGGTGGGTGAGAATCCGTTCCATAGAAAGACTTACAGAAGGCACCAGTGGCAATTCATATGCAGATGCGACATTCAGAGTATATTTGTTTGATGTAGTAATGAATACTGGGGATTTATTTACTGATGCTAAGTCGATTTATAATTCTGATAACCCTGCCTTTCAAGCAAATATTGTTCTTAGTTCTAGTAATAAAGCAGTAATAAAAACTCCTCAAAGAAATTCAATGGTATTCAAACTACCATTTGATCGTGTAAAGACTTGTGACTCTCAGCCAGATGGCGTGACTGCTGATTTTAATTATGTGTATGATGTAGTAAAAGAGATTGGAACAGCAACCGCAGCTTCTTCTCAGGTAACTTATAGCACAGTAGGGGCAACGGAAACTTTTAATCCATGGTCATTTGGAGAATGGATTTTAACTGTCGTTACTGCTGGTTCTGGTGGTTCAGCAACGGGTTCTATAATTCATCTCACCTCTGCTAATGTAGCTATTGCATCTGGGTCTGGTTCTGTTGTTATATCGGTATCTGAACCTGATGGAACAATATTAAAATTGATAGCAGGGACAAGACGCTCGGCAATTCATAAGATGAAATCGTTGGTCCATTCTGGTAATATTGCAAACGAACAATTAGAGGCTATAACTACTCCTACATCTCATATGACACTGGAACGTGCTGATGGGTATAAACTTCTGGCAGTATATGATTCAGAAGACCCTGCTGTGAATGCTGCTTCTGATGGTTCTCATCCAGATGTAAAAGAATATTATGATTTTGATAATGGTCATAAAGATAACTATTATGATATGACCAGTATCAAAATAAAACCAGCAACCCAGTTTACTCCCAAGGGAAGATTGCTTATAAAATATAGTTACTTCACTCATGAATCTGGTGATTTCTTTAGTGTCGATAGTTATGATGGCGTTATTCCATATGAAGATATACCTAAGTTTGTTTCCTCTAATACAGGTGATGAAATAGAACTTCGAAGTGCTATTGACTTTAGACCCAGAATGAAAAATACTGGTGGGGCTTTTGATGATGGTGCTCATGGCGTAGGTGATGGTGCATCTATTTCTACATGTCCCAAACCATCTACTACATTCACCACAGATGTTCAGTATTACTTAAATCGATTGGATAAGATAGTCGTTGATTCCAAGGGCAATTTTAATGTCATTAAGGGTGTAGCGGCATTAGACCCTGAGTTGCCAGATTCGCCCAAAGAGTCTATGGTTCTATATCAAATGTATGTGCCTGCATATACATTTACTCCAGAAGAAGTTATCCCTAGATTAATAGATAATAAACGATACACAATGCGTGATATCGGAAAATTAGAAAAGAGGATTGATAATCTAGAATACTATACTTCACTTTCTCTCTTGGAATCTGAGGCAGCCAATAAAGATATTATTGATTCTGCAACTCAGACCACAAGACTTAAAGCTGGATTTTTAGTAGATTCTTTTAATACTCATAATGTAGGTAATGTTCATTCCCCTGAGTATAGGGCAGCAATGGATAGGGATAATCATAGACTCAGATGTCTGTTTCATGAGAAGAATGCTGGTCTAAAATATAGTGTCACCAATTCTGCTAATGTTCAAAGAACTGGAGATTTGATTACACTGCCGTATTCAGAGACCACTTTGTTTAATCAGAACAAAGCCTCTAGCACCATCAACGTAAATCCATATGAAGTATTTGAATGGACAGGCACCGTAGAACTTTCCCCATCTACTGATGAATGGAAAGACACAGAGAATAGACCTGAGTTGGTAGTGAATCAGGTAGGCATATATGATGCCATGATGTCTATTATCGATGCCACTGATGCCATGGGAACTCAATGGAATTCTTGGCAAACCAACTGGACAGGTGTTGATGTATCTTCTGTTAATACTGGAGGTAGAAATTGGAATAGAACAGTTACCACTACAATTACTACTGAAGAACAGAGTCGTACTGGTATTGAGACATTCAATGCTCCTGATACTATATTAACGGATATTGGTGAGAGGGTAGTGGAAGTTAATTTTGCTCCATTCACTCGTGCGAGGTATGTATCATTTAAAGCTTCCCGTCTAAAACCTGATACTAAAGTATATGCTTTCTTTGATGGCATTGATATAAATGATTGGGCACGAGAAGACACTGTTACTGTTCCATTTGCTGGAACAGAAGCAGAAGTAGTTGCTGCCATGACAACGAATTATGGGGCATCGGTTGCTGGCACTGGTGATACTGCTCACCCACAGGGTGCTACAGATTTGATTACCAATGCTTCTGGTGAAATTATTGGTTCCTTCTGGATACCAAATACTGATGTTATTAGATTCAAGTCAGGAACTCGTGTATTCAGATTAACAGATGATCTTAATAATTCCCGTGCCACTGAAACTACTTCGGCATCTACTCAGTATATAGCACGGGGTCTCATAGAGACAAAGGAAAATGTTACAATCTCTACTCGTGTTCCTATGCTAGAGCAGCGTGAAGTATTCGAGGACAGGATAGTAGTAAACACAGATGTAAGAACCAATACTCAGTGGTGGGACCCTCTGGCGCAATCGTTCTTATTGGATAGTGATAAGCAACCTCAAGGCGGATTCATAACATCATTGGAATTATATTTTCATAAGAAAGCAGCTGCTATTCCTGTTACTCTTCAGATTCGTGAAATGGATCAGGGATTACCTACTGCTAGAATTGTTCCTTTCTCTGAGGTTACATTGCTTCCTTCTGCTGTTAGTGTAGTAGACCTGAGTGTTTCTAATCCATCTCCTGATGAGGTTACTAAATTTACATTTCCTTCTCCGGTATATCTACAGTCGGGGCAAGAGTATTGTTTTGTCCTCATGGCAAATACCACGGAATACGAAGTATGGTTTGCTGGCATCGGTGAAGATAATTATACCACAGGTAAACGTATATCTAAACAGCCTTATGCTGGTGTTCTCTTTACTTCACAGAATGCAAGCACATGGACACCGGATCAGAATAAAGATCTCAAGTTCAAAATAAATCGGGCAGAGTTTGATATTACTCAGACCAGTAATCTTATTCTAGAGAATATAGATCTACCCACAGTTCGTCTGATTAAAAATGCTCTCAAGACAACATTGGATTCAGATGAGGTTCGTGTGTTCCATAAAAATCATGGATTCATGGAAACTGCAAATTCTGTAACTTCAAAAGTTACTATATCAGGAGTCACTGGATCTACTGTAAATGGTATTCCTGTTGCTGATTTGAATGGGATTCATGTTGTTAAGGATGTAGAGCAGGATTCATATGTAATCGAAACAGGATCAACTCTGACTCCAGCAGGAACTGTCACAGCTGGAATAGGTGGTGGAACAGATATGTATGCGACACAGAATGTATTATTCAATACATTTTATCCATCTGTTCAGTTACTCAATTTCCCTGTTACTAATGTTACATGGGGAGTTAAGATGTCATCTGGTTCTTCTTTGGGTGATGCGACAACTACACCCTACATACCAGAGTCAGCATATTCTCCTGTTATCGTGAACCGTAATTTCTCGACCACGAAACCAAGAGTTATTGCTAGTACTGACAATAAGAGTTCTAAGACATTCACGCTTCGTGGAACATTGGTATCTACTTCCGATTATGTTTCACCTATAATTGATTTGGAAAGATGTTCTGTCATAGGAATTCAGAATCGTATTGATAACCCAGTTGCTTCAGGAAGCACCAATGGTTTTAATGTGGTTGATGGGTTTGTCGCAGAAACGGTCTCAGAAGGTGGTTCGTCATTGGCAAAGTATCTGACCAAAAATATACAGTTAGGAAATGCATCAGATGAGATTAGATTATTCATTGATGTTAATAGACCAAGCCAAACATATGTTGATGTATACTATCGTTCTCATACAGATATAGAATTGATTGATAGTGAAGATTGGATATTAGGAACCCCATTAGAAGGCATTCCTTATTCTGACCAAGATAACTCTTTTCATGAGGTAGAATTTAATATTGTTCCTACTGAGTTATTTTCTGTATTTGCTATTAAGATAGTTCTGAAGTCATCGAATTCTTCTAGGATTCCTGTATGTCGAGATCTAAGAGCCATTGCAACTAAGGCATAACATGTCATTGATACCAGTAAAAGGTCATAAGTGGTTGTATAGAGACACAAATACAAATGCTATTATAAATATGGATACTAAGAATAGTAATCATGCTGCTATAAAACAAAAGATGATTGATCGTGATAATGATATACAATCATTAAAGAATGACATGGCAGAAATAAAAGATATATTAAAACAGTTATTGGAGAATTAGTAAATGTCAAAAGTAAGAGTATTAACTACCAATACATTTGATGATTGGAGGGTTAAAACAAATGAGATTGGTGCTGGATTGGGCGACATGGCTACTCTCACACCTAATGCTGTTATTGATTACACCAATAATATTACTGGTCAAAATCAAAGTGACTTTACGGGTACTCCAGCAACATTTAATGTAAAGATCAATATCAATGTATATGAAGTCACTATTGTGGGCGGAGGAACACAGTATGCGGTTTCTGATGTCATAATAATTCTTGGTTCGGAGGTTGGTGGTGTAGATGGCATAAATGATGTCACAGTAACAGTTGCAAGTGTAACAAATGCTTTTGCTATTGCTACGGTCACCGTAACAGGAACTCCTACAAAGGATATAGTAGCAGAGGTAAATCAGCTTAGAACTGATGCTGGAACATCTCCTACACAGACTGCTTTAACTACAACTGCCAATACATATTCTGGTGGTATCAATGAACTTGATGGACTGCAAGGTAATGTCGATATCAAAGGAGCAAAGACTCCTGGTTTACCTAAAGTAACATTCGCATCAATCACTGATGGCATCAAGAAGATAGATGATTTTCAGGGCAATGTCACTTTGCCTACCACTGCTCAAACGGTGTCAGGTGCACTGGCAGAACACGAAGCAGATATCGGAACAGTCTCCGCATTAACCACCACATCTAAGATTGTTGTTGGTGCTATCGATGAACTCAAGGTCACTGCTGATGATGCACAGTCAGAAATCGGTGGTAACATGGCATCTGATTATGATGGACCAGAGACTACAATAATCGGTGCTCTGGATTCATTGTATCTTTCTTCATCTACATCTACATTAGACCAAACATACCTGAAGAGGAATGGTTCGCTTGCTATGACAGGTGAATTGGAATTAGATGATGCTGGTATTACTACAGCAGATGATACTAAACCAATGTTATTTAATGTTGGTTCCGCATCCTCCAATACTAGAATGTATATTAAGACCAATGGTTATATTGGTGTCGGTAAAACTACTGGTATTAATTATAAACTTGATGTCTCTGGAACAGTCAATGCAGATGCATTGAGATATGGAACAGATGATACTGATGTAAGATATCTTAGAACCGCAAGAACAACAGAACAAGAAGTATCTACTCCAAATAAGTTTACTGGAATATCTAAATTCGAAAAAGAATTATATGTTGGTTCTGAACAGGTATATGATTCTACTCCCACCACTGGGCATACATTCACAGAATGGACACAGGATGTAATTGGTGGAACCTTTACATCGAATACTGAAACTGGTGGTATCTCGGCAGTATATGATGATCCCACAGGAAAAATAAGTCTTGCTATTGCTAATAATTCACATGACCATGTATCTACTAATGTATCAGATTGGGCAGAGGCAGTTCAGGACACAGTAGGTGCCATGATATCTGGCAACACCGAATCTGGTATCAGTGTTGACTATCAGGATGCTGATGGAACACTTGACTTTAATGTAAATGATCCGGTTCTTACTATATCAGGTGATGCTACTGGTTCTGCTACAATGACTAATCTTGGTAGTACTAATATTGCTATTGATTTGACTGATGAAGCAGTTCAGGATATTGTCGGTGCCATGGTATCTGGTAATACCGAAACTGGTATTACTGTTGACTACAAGGATACTGATGGAACACTTGATTTTGTTTTGACTGCTGATCCAGCTATTTCTATGAGTGGTGATGTATCGGCACCAGCAGTAACAATATCGAATCTGGCAACAGGCACTTATAATTTAGTGTCCACAGTAGCAGATAATTCTCATAATCATACAGCATCTAATGTATCAGATTGGACAGAATCAGTTCAGGACACAGTAGGTGCCATGATAGATGGCAATGTTGAAGTTGGATTGGTAGTTTCATATAATGATACTAATGGTAAATTAGATTTTAATGTCAATGACCCTACATTTAGATTGGTCGGTGATGTCACATCAGATACAGTAACCCAGAGTAATTTAGGAAATGTTGAACTCACCACTACTCTTGACTTTAGTGCAATTGATTTCTCTGAGCAAGTAGAGGATATCGTTGGGGCAATGATTACTGGCAATACTGAGACTGGTATTGATGTAACATATGCGGATAATGGAACTGGCGATGGGAAATTAAATTTCGCACTATCTAATGACCCTACTATTACTTTGTCGGGTGATGTTACTGGTTCTGCTCAAATGACTAATCTTAGTAATGTTACTATCGCAACTACATATGCTGCTAATTCAGTTGATTTGAATGCTGATACTTCTGGTGATTACGTTGCATTGGGTGCGACATCTGGTTCAGGTATTAGTGGTTCGACAACCCCTGGTGCAGGTCATAATGCTACCTTTACAGTGTATTCTAATGCGACCACATCAAACACAGCATCTACTATAGTATACCGAGATGGTAGTGGAGGATTTTCTGCTGGTAATATTAATTGTAATATTTTACATGGATCTGAAGTAAGAAGTGATGGTGAAGTGACAGCATATTATTCTGATGCTCGCCTTAAAGATTTTGAAGGAGTTATTCCAGAGGCTCTGGATAAAGTAAATTCCATTAATGGGTATTACTTTAAAGAAAATAGTCTCGCAAAATCTTTGGGATATAAAAATCCAAATCGTCAGGTAGGTGTATCTGCCCAGGAAATTCAGGAAGTTCTTCCTGAATGTGTCGCAGAAGCAGCTATTGACCCAGAATATCTTACAGTTAGATATGAAAAACTTGTTCCTCTATTAATAGAAGCTATAAAAGAATTGTCATCTGAGGTTGATGAGTTGAAAAAAAGATGTTCACCATCTTCCTATGGGATTAAATAATGGCAGTAAAATCTTCTGGTTCGCTTACTCTAAGTGAAATTCAGACCGAATTCGGCGGAAATGTTCCGCATGGAATAACAGAATATTATGCTCTAGAGGATGGAGCAGGTCTTCCTGCATCTGGTCCTCTAGAAATGTCAGATTTTTATTCTAAATATTCTGACCACACTGGCACGGAAAATAGGGTCATTGAACCTCCTATGTATGCTGTTGCAGGAAGTGATGAGGGGCATGGAAATTTCAATGGGTATCCAAGAAGACTTGTTCCAGAATTAAAATTGGATGGTAGAATTTTTAGCTCATTGACTATTACAATGAGCGCTGATTTAGATTATGGTTGTAATCTTTGGGTCCGTAAGAATAGTAGTAGTAATAGTGATTGGGGAAAAGTTAATACCACTAATGGTGTGACAACTGTTGTTGCAGGTAATGCAGAATCTAATGTTCTTTGTAGATTAGAACATGGAACTTCTGGAAGAGGTAGTGATGGTCCTTATACATGGTCATTTGATGGTACTTCACAAAGACCAGAAAAATCAAGTTCTGCTTATTCTGGTGCTCTTCCTCAATGGATTTCTACTGCAAATGATGTTTGGGAATTTGGTCTCACTGCTGGTGGGGCATGGCAAAATGATTTTGATAATTGTGATATACATATGTCATTTACAGAAACCATTCCCAATATTTATAAAATAGATGAACATTATACAAAATTCAATGCAGGCACCCATTCGTGGACTGCTCCATCAGGTGTAAGTTCTGTAATAGTTGACGTTATAGGCGGTGGTGCCGGTGGTTCTGGTGCTGCTAATAGGCAGGACGGAAACTCCAATTACCAATGGGGCGGTGGCGGTGGCGGTGGCGGTGCCGGTGGAAGAAATGAAACTACTGTAAGTGTTAATGCTGGGTCTACTTACTCTATTGTTGTAGGGTCGGGTGGATCTGGTAGTTCTGGTACTGCATATGGAACAGATTCATCTAATGGTTCTGATGGTGGAAATTCATCTGCTTTTAGTATTACTAGCAATGGTGGTCAGGGTGGTAGAGGTGTTGTATCACAAGAATCTGGTTCTGCTCAAGCCCTAAGTTCTGGTCGTGGCGGTAATGGTGGATCTCCTAATGGTGGTCAGGGTGGTTCTGGTTCCCGTGGTGGTTCTGGTCCTTCTGGTGGTGTTCATGAGCAGGGTGATAGAACACCAACAGGAACAGGTGCCGGAACACAAGGAACAGATGGTGCATCTGGGGATTGCCGAGGCGGCGGTGGAGGCGGTTCTGGTATTACCAATTCTGGTGGACATGGTGGTGATGCAGATGGTGCTCGCAGCGGAACAAATGGTGAAAATGGCGGCGGAGGCGGCGGTGGTGCTGCTGAACAGGGTGGTGGTGGTCCATCAGGAACTTTAGGACATGCTGGTGATGGTGGTGATGGATATGTATCATTATCCTGGCAAGGAACCGCTGATCCAAATGATTATATTGCCGCAACTGGTGGGACAATAATCACTGATGGTGATTATAAAATACATAAATTTGAAAGTAATGGAACATTTGCTGTTCAGTCTTTGGGGTCCGCTGGATATAATACTGCTGAAATTTTAATCTCTGCTGGTGGTGGTGGAGGTGGTGGAGATATAGGTGGCGGTGGCGGTGGCGGCGGGACCAAGATGGATGTAATCCAGTCTAATGCTTTGGCACCAGATGGTGGGTCAGGATATTCTCAGACCGTCACTCAATCACATTCGTTTGGGCAAGGGACACATGTGGCTAGTTCTGCTACAACATATGGACCATATCAAATTGATGGGTTATCTACTATTGCACTTACTAATGTTCAGGGTCATCAGATTGGGGAAAATGGTGAGTGGCATCATAATCATGCCTTAGAATATTCTTTTGATAATAGCACTTGGATTCATGATCCAACGGTCACATGGATAGGGTGGACTGCTTCTGATTGGAGTAATGGTGGTCAGGGGAGTTGTAATGGAGCAGGCGGTAATGGAGGAACATATTATCCTGGTCATGGGAGACAAGAATATTCTTGTCCAGGTGTTGGTTTTAATATTTCAAATTCTACTGGATACTCTCAAGTATGGATAAGAATAAATGGAGCATGTGAACGATCATCGGTTGATGTCACATATACTATTAGCACATGGGTAAGTACTCCTAGTACTGGTTCACATTCTGTAACAGTTGGTGGTGGTGGTTCTGGTTCTACGGGTACAGGAAGTCAAGGTGGGACATCTTCATTTGGTTCTCTTTATTCTCTTACTGGTGGTGGTGCTGGTGGTCATGCTATAGGAAACGCAGGAACTAATGGTGGATCTGGTGGTGGAGCTGGTGGTCATGATGGAAATCCTACGGGAATGCCAGGTATTTCTGGTCAAGGTCATGCTGGTGGTACTTCTCCTACACGATGTTCAGGTGGCGGCGGCGGAAAAGGTGGTCCAGGTTCTAATGGGACTAATCTTGGTGGACATGGAGGATCTTCATACACTGGAATGGGGTATGTAGTTGCTGGTGGTGGAGCAGGAAATGCTGATGATTCTAGTGGAGGAACACCAGGAAATGCAGGGACCTTTGCTGGTGCTGGTAATACTCCAGGAAATAATGGATTCCATGCCGATCAATATCATGCAGGTGGTGGTGGTGGAGGAGGTCATTTTAGTGGCACATCTGGAGGAAATGGTGGATCTGGTATTGTTATGGTAAAATATAGATACCAAAGTCTCGTTCCTACCTATATTACAGCTACGGGTGGAACCATAACCACTGATGGCGATTATAAAATACATACCTTTACTGCTAATGGAACTTTTAATATAACACAATTGGGAACCCAGCAATACGTTGAAACTCTAGTTATTGCGGGTGGTGCTTCTGGTGGTGGTAATAGAGGTGGTGGTGGTGGTGCTGGCGGATATAGATTTGATGCTGATTTATCAGTCACAGAAACTTCTTATCCTATTACAGTTGGTGCTGGACACCCCGCAACTACTTATAATGTTGTTGGCGGCAATGGTTCAAACTCTGTTTTTCATACATTAGTTTCTACTGGTGGTGGTGGCGGTGGTTCTTTCGATCCATCTGGTGGTATATCTGGTGGTTCTGGTGGTGGTGGTGGACATTTATTGTCTCCTGGCACTGGAGGTTCTGGTAATGCTGGTCAGTATACACCTGTTGAAGGATATGCTGGTGGTTCTGGTGGTGGTGCCAATGGTGGTGCTGGTGCTGGTGGCGGTGGTGGAGCCGGTGGAACAGGATATCCAAATAGTGGTGGTGCCGGTGGTGCCGGTGGACCCGGAAGAATAAGTTCGATTACTGGGTCTTCAATTACTAAAGGCGGCGGCGGAGGCGGCGGTGGTTCTGGAGGTTCTGGAGGAGCCGGTGGATCTGGCGGTGGCGGTGCCGGTGGCACATCTACTCATGGGACTAATGCAACTTCTAATACTGGAGGAGGCGGTGGTGGTTCAGCAAATTCTGAGGGGTATTGGTCTGGCGCTGGTGGTTCTGGGATAGTAATAATACGTTATAGGTATCAATAGGCAAAAATAAAATGGCACATTACGCAAAAATAGATGAAAACAATATTGTCATTGATGTAAATGTTATTGACAATGATATGGAAGAGTCCATGGGTGAAGAAGGAATTATAGCATGGCTTTTGGAAGGTTGGGGGGGTCATAATTGGATTAAGACTTCTTATAATGGGACTATTCGTAAGAATTTCGCAGGAATTGGATATACTTATGATTTAGAAGATGATGTATTCATTCCATCCAGACCTTGGGAATCATGGGTTCTTAATAAAGACATATATCGATGGGAACCTCCTATTAATAAACCTGATAATACTCATGTTTATATTTGGAATGAAGAAACAGTATCATGGGATTTATATTTATCGGAATCCGAAAAGAGAATGAGTCATACTAATGTATAAATACTCAATAGAGGAATATTAACTGTGGCAATATACGCAAATTTAACTATAGATCAGGGTTCTGATTATACTACTGAATTACAAGTAGAAGATGTTAGTGGTGCACCAGCTGATCTTTCTGGGTATACCGTTGCAGCTGAGATTCGTAGGTCCACGAGATCTAATACAATGTACCCATTCACAGCATCTATACAATCCCCAAGTATACAGGGTCTAATAACTTTAAAACTACCAGCTACCGTATCTAATACAATGAAGCCTGGTAGATATTCATATGATGTCGAAATTAAGAAAACGAGTACAAGTGATGTAACTCGTGTCATAGAAGGTCAGGTTGTAATATCTGGCGGTATAACTAGGAGCATCTAGAATGGCATTGAAAGGGAAATTAACCGAGCCCAAAACTTTACAAGTCAAATCCTTATCTCATGTTTCGTCACAGAAATTGGGTGGATTAGTTGATGTAGATACATCGGCACAAGAAGATGGTTCGATAATTATGTGGGATCAATCTACTTCCTCTTACAAAGTAAGACCGGATGTAGAGAACCCCAATTTAGCAATCATCGGAGGGTCCTTCTAGTATATACTAGAATTAGGATATCTCGAACATAACTACATCAAAAAACTAATAAAGGAGACATTAGAATGTCTGGCACTATAATTAAAATCAAATATTCGGGAGCTACTCCCGCCCCTACGGATGGAGATCTGGCAGTAGGTGAATTAGCATATTCATTTAAAGCAAGTACAGGAGATAGATTATACATAGGGGATAATACTTCTGGAACTAACACAAATCTGGTGATCGGTGGTACATATTTTACCAGTAAATTAGATCATGCTCTAGGAACATTAACAGCAAATTCTGCGATTCTTGTAGATGCTAGTAGTAAGATTAATGTGCTAAATGTAGATAATATCACATTAGATTTAAATACTATATCAACTACTAATGCTAATGGTCATTTAATACTTAATCCTAATGGCAGTGGAGATGTGCAGGTTCAGGCAACTACTCTTGCTGTTACAGGAAATCTTACTGTTTCAGGAACAACTACTACCACAGGTGGTTCCACATTAGGCAATATTAATATTGCTGGTAACACAATATCTGCTACTAATACTAATGGTGATATTACACTAACACCTAATGGAACTGGTGATGTTATAATCAGTTCTGCTCAAACATTAATGCTACCGAAAGGTGGTGATATTGGGGCAGTAGCAGCTGATAATGGTAAAATTCGTTATAATACCACAGATAATAGATTTGAGGGTGTTGTTTCAGGTAATTGGACGGGTCTTGGTGGTGTTGTTGATTTAGATCAAGACACTAAGATTATAGTAGAACAAGCTTCAGATGATGATACTATAAGATTCTTTGCTGCTGGCACACAGGAAGCATATATTACGAATGCTGGTATGTATATTACAGACCAGATTACTGCACCTATTGGTAATATTGCGACAGCAAATGTAACTACTAAACTTAATGTAACAGCAGATGCAGATTTTTCAGCTGGTATTGATGTTCTTGCTGGTGATGTTGATATTGCTGCTGACCTTCATGTGGATGGTCATACATTCTTAGGTAATTCTGCAACTGATCATACTATTGTAAGTGGTAATCTTACTGTAGAAGGAACTACTACTTCTGTCAATTCAACTGTAACTACAATAAATGATCCTGTAGTCAAAGTTGGTGATGGTTCAGCAGCTGGCGGTGATGCTCTGGATCGTGGTATTTCTCTTGACTGGGGTGATGGTTCGGCAGTCAAAACTGGTTTCTTTGGTATGGATATGCAGACCAAAAGATTCTCGTTTAAGAAAGATATTGGGGCAACAGATAATCAGGAATATTCTGCTCCTTGGGGTGATGCTGATTTTGGTAGTATGTATCTATCTGGGTCTGCGACCATTGGTACTACTCTTGCGGTCACAGGGAATGCCACGGTTGGTGGAACTCTTGGTGTCACGGGTATTGGTACATTTGGTAATAATATAACTGTTGCCGGAACAACTCTTAGCACAGGTAATCTTACGGTCGGTGCATCTAAGTTCGTTGTCACTGCTGGTTCTGGCAATACAGCAATTGCCGGAACTCTTGCTGTAACAGGTCTTACTACGGTTGGTGGGACTCTTGGTGTAACTGGTGTAACAACATTAGCAGCTTTATTGAATGCTGATGGTGGAATAGCAGTTGCTACTAATAAATTCACTGTCGCAACTTCTGGTAATATAGTATCTGCTGGCACAATGACTATTGCTGGGGCAACAGTCCTTTCTACCACATTAAATGGTCAGGGGGCAG